AACATTGAGCAATATGTGGCGGTGGAGTACGCACGCAAAGAACACGCACGTTGCGTGGAGATTGTCAAAGACATGAACCGCGCAGTTGGCGAGGCTTTGGACAACCAACGGCCAGCATAAAAAAAGCCCCCCAATTAAGGGGGGCAAAGAAGGAGAGCGGCAACTGCTCCTTAAATCACTCTTCGGGCGGACGGTCTTTCAACAGACGTCTGCCCAATTCATATGTACCTAGACCAAGCCCGCCAAGCACGCCAGTGCCTCGCACCTTGGACATTGTTTTGCCCGCTGGGGGTAGCACAGCCGCCGCCGCCGCGCCCGCCTCCAGAGCCTTTAAAACGCCTTCGCTGGTATCGCCAGCCTTGAACCGCGCCAAGGCTTCTTGGTAACTCATCACGCCAAGGTAACCAGCGCCAGCACCAACCCCAACCCGTGGCAACGCGCCCATCTTGGCGGAACCTGCGCCTACGTTTTGGAGAACGCGCCCTGCGGCGTTTGGTTGTTCTTGCGCACGCGCC